ACAAGAGAGATTGGTTTCTTGCCAGGCGACCATGAGGATAAAGCAAACTTATATCAAATACCATATAAAAACATGGTACGTTATATGTTTGAAATGCCTGATGATGCATCATTTGAGATGCTATATGGCAACCTAAAAGCACAGGATACTGTGTCATTCTGGTCTACAAGTTTCATTCGTGGAACTACCATAGATAATAGTATAGTCTTGGTTGATGAATCTGAAAACTTGAATTTTCATGAATTAGATAGTATAATAACAAGACTAGGTGTGAATAGTAGAATTATTTTTGCAGGAGACGCTGCACAGAGTGATCTTATTAAGGCACATGAGAAAACTGGTATCATGGACTTCAAGAAAATAATTGACGACATGGAAGAGTTTGAAAGTATTGAGTTTGGCATTGACGACATCGTGAGATCTGGTCTAGTCAAATCTTATTTGATTAGTAAATTGAATCTTGGCATTTAACCATTTAAACATACATAACTTTCCACAGTTAAAAGCAACAACTACACCAGAGGGTAGGAGATATCGTGTTGGCGATTCTCTCTACCCTTCTGTTACAACTGTGATAGGACATTCTAAGAAGAAAGCAATATTCGAGTGGAGACAAAAGGTTGGTGAGGAAGAAGCAAATGCTATATCAAAACGTGCATCTACACGAGGTAATAAATGCCATAAATTATGTGAGTTATATCTAGAAAATAAATCAATTAGTAAATATAGTGATGATCCACTATCTATGGGGTTATTTTACCAGATTAAACCCTACCTAGATAGTATTGATAATATACATGCCCTAGAAGCACCTTTGTGTTCTAGTCTCTTGAAAATGGCAGGAAGAGTTGATTGTATTGCAGAATACAACGGAGAGTTAGCGATAATAGATTTCAAAACCTCAACAAAGTACAAACGTGAAGAATGGATACACGACTACTTTGCACAGGAGACAGCATATGCTATAATGTTTCAAGAGTTGACTGGTTTGATACCCAAGAAACTTGTTACAATTATCGCTTGTGAGACAGGCGAACCGCAAATCTTTGAAATTTATGACACAATCAAATACGCTCGAAAACTTAAAGAGTATATTGACGCCTATAGGAGAGACAATGGCAACTGGTAAGGTTGATGACATCTTTGAAAAGAATTTTATGACCGCTGCTAAATTTTCAGTGGAGATAGAAAGTATTGTCAAAGAAGGTGATCTTAATTATATTGAAGCAATAGTTCAGTTCTGTGAAGACAAAAACATAGAGATGGATGGCATTAGTAAATTAATATCTAAACCATTGAAAGAGAAGTTGAAATATGACGCACAAAGACTTAATTATATGAAGAGAACATCTAAGGCATTTTTAAAACTGTGAGTGGAATAGAGGTCTATAAAATGTACCTCTCTTTGAAACTTCACTTTACCACAGACACATTCGACTATTTCAAATATGGTAACGCTGCTAAAGCATCACAGCAGTCATTTGATAGTCGTAGAGATAAATTCTTTTTTGTGAAACTTTCAAGGACTTTCAAGGAGGACGAGTTACGCGAATTTTTTGTAGCTAATATGATCGTGGAAGATAAAGTCTATCCTGCTACATTAGTAAGAGAAGGTGCAGATAATTATAAAGAATATCTTAGAAGAAAACAATCACTCGCATATAATTTTAAACAGGATGTAAGTACACTACATGAAGACTCGCACTTGTTTGATAAATTGTTTATAATAGATGGTATGCACCCACCCTTGCTAAAAGCACATCTAGGTGGTAGAATAAGCATAGAGACATTGGCAATCTTCAACAAAATTTTCAATTATGTTGACAACTTTGACAAGATTATCAAAGAAGAAATCGTATGGAAACCCATCCGTAATCGGGTAGTGAAATACGAACCCTTTATTAGTATAGATAAAGGTAAATATAAGAGTATCATCAAACAACAATACGTATGAAATTTTTTCAATCAGAAGTAGTTCAACAAGAACTGCACCAAATGCAAGAACTTTACATGGACATCAACAGAATGGGTCTGATGTTGAGTTTAGATCAGAAAAAAGAACAGTTACAAAAAATGTTACGTCTGATTGAAATTCAACAAACAATGTACATGCGTGTTACATTGTCTGAGGATCCAGAAGCAAAGAAACTTGTAGATCAGGTAAAAAATGCTGCAGCTATGCTAGGCATGCCAAAGGAAGAAATAGGTCCTCAGTTCTATGATAAACTGAAAGACAATGTTAGAAAAATGATGAAGGAGTTACCAGAATGACTTGGGTATTAGTTAGTATTGTTGTTCTTATTGCAGCAACAGGAGCACTCATAAGATACTATGACCCGCATAACTGATATTCCTAATCTTGAGGGATATGGTGTATTCGTTGATGATGTAGATTTCAAAAACATGTCTCGACGAGAGTGGATGGATCTTGGCAAGTTGCACATGGAAAAACTTGTCATGATTATCAGGAAGACTGGTCTCCAAAAACAATCTTTCTTACAGGTTATGAGAAAGTGGGGACAGGACAGACAGAATTATGCAGCAACTTTGTTTGCTAAGTATCCATGGGCAGAAGGTAATGTCGTAAAACTTATAAGAAGTCCAGAACTAGAACAAGAAGATAGAGATACTATCAAAGAATTTTTTCGTGTTGGTGGTGGTAATTTAAAAACAGGAAATGCACTGAGAATTAGTGGTAAGAAACTCAATGGCAAACCCATAGGCATGTTTGCTGAGGGTGAGTTACTATGGCATAGTAATGAGAGTGGAGATATAGCATTTACACCCGCAGTTGCACTGTTAGGTGTAGAGAATGTAAAACAGAGTGCTACAGGTTTTATGGTAACAACACCATATTATCATAGTGTAAGTGATAGTTTTCGTAGTGAACTAGATGAGATGATTCTCATCCATAATTTTATGCCTGGCAAGATAAATCCTGGTCTCAACGATCCACAGGACAATCTAATGTACAAGAACATGTGCCCTGATGAAGACACAGAGATACCTCTGGTTATACAGAGTCCTGCAGGGGTCAAAGGATTGCACTACAGTTTTAATACTGTTACAGGCATCAAAGGCATGTCTAACCAAGAAGCGAAAAAAGTATTAGAAGAAATAAGAAAAGGACTAGACCCATATACTTATGATTACTGGTGGGAGAATGACGATGACCTACTGATATTTGATAACAGTATCGTACAACATAGACGACTAGGTGATACTACAGATCGCATGTGTCTACGTTATCAGTTTGACTATACCTATTTACAATATAAATCTACAAAACAAGCTTATATACCTTACTTACAAGAACCTTACATACAAAGATATAAAGATAGAATGACCTTGATTGCCAAAATGTTAGAGCATGAAGGAAAATCACTCCCAGTATTCGTCTAGAACATCAAGAACGTTATTTAATATCATCTGTGCTGCTGCTCTTTCATTCTCATCCCAATGAGGATACCACTGGTGCTGATGCAGACCATCTTTCATACGCATAACTTTTGCTAACATCTGTACTTTGTTCAATCGCCCATTCATAGTTGTATACGTTTATACCATAGTTATAATGAGTCCATAACAAAAGGGGGTGCAATGTTAAGAATATTGTGCTATAATGTGTTCATCTACTAAAATATAAGTGAAACTCACTCAAGAACTGATTGACCAAATACAGGAAGCAATGCTTCACACTAATCTAAAAGGTGAAATAAACTGGAAAGATGGTGATGATATTCAAGTGCAAATTGCAGGAACGTTTGCAAAGGATAAATTTATTGTTCTTAAAAATGCATCCAAGAATCCTTGGGAGCCTGCACAACCACATCCTAGATTTGATTATGAAAAGAAAGAGTGGAAGAAAGATGAAGGAGTTTGATTATGGACTCGATTATAAGACAATCGACTTTACAGTTAAAGAAAACCGCAAACTTTATCGCATTGGAAGGGGGGAACAAGGAGTGCTATTGGTACGCCCTTATACTAACCTTATATGTGCTCATTGGAGATTTGTAAATGAAGATGTCGCTCGCAAATCTGCTTCTAAAATATACTCCATGTTTTGTGACTATAAGAAGCAACAAGACTTCATTGGAATGGATATGGCAAGGAAGTTTCTTGAAATGGGATTTACACGCTCCCGTCGGTATGCAAATCATCCTAGTGGGAAGAAATACGCTAGAGATGGTTCCGTATCACCGCAGTCGCCAACCGCATTACACTGTGAAAAGTCCCGCTCTGCAACTGTTTTCAAAAAAGTAAGAGACAAGGCTGCGTACGATGAAACCTATCAAGGCATGAGAAAAGAATGGAGGTCACAGGAATGACTGAGTTGATAGGAAGAGATGACCCACGTTTCTTTGAACAGACATGTAATAAACCATATGACAGACATCATTATAAGATAGTTTGCAAAAGTAAATCTATTGTGTTAGAATCATGGGAAGAGGTACAAGAATATTGGTGGAATAATATTGCATTTAATCCAGATATGATTGTTGAAGTAATTGACAAACCAAAAACAACAAAGGGTTTTAAATAATGAGTGATTTTCTTTGGGTTGAAAAGTATCGACCTAAAACAATTGAAGAATGTATTTTGCCTGCAAATACAAAGAAAACATTTTCGAGTTTTCTAAAGAAGGGTGAAGTTCCAAATCTACTACTTGCAGGCCCTGCTGGGTGTGGTAAGACAACAGTTGCAAAGGCATTGTGTCATGAACTTGGTGCAGATTTTTATGTTATCAATGGTAGTGATGAAGGTCGTTTTCTTGACACTGTAAGAAATCAGGCAAAGAACTTTGCATCCACTGTGTCTTTGATGGGTGGTGCAAAACATAAAGTTATCATCATTGATGAGGCAGATAACACAACTCATGATGTTCAACTTTTACTTCGTGCAAACATTGAAGAGTTCTATGGTAATTGTAGATTTATATTTACTTGCAACTATAAGAACAAAATAATTGAACCACTACATTCAAGATGTGCAGTTGTAGATTTCTCAATCAAAGGTAAAGAGAAACAAGAGATTGCAGTTGAGTTCTTCAAGAGACTTAATTTTATTCTTGATGAACAAAGAGTTGAGTATGATAAGAAAGTAATTGTAGAACTCATCAACAAACATTTTCCTGATTGGAGGAGAGTGTTAAATGAGTGTCAAAGATACTCTGTAAGTGGTAAGATAGATAGTGGAATTTTAGTAACCTTTTCAGATGTATCAGTAGATGAACTTACAAAGAACCT